TAATAAGAAACAAAGGGTGATTCCTAAGTTCAAAAATGAATGTATGATGGGTGTCTTTGGTAAAGGATTGAAGCGAACTGAATATACACTTATTGTAGAAGACCAATAGATCTATCATAATCTTTTCTTGAAATATAAAGTTTTATATATATTTTAGTAGCAATAATATTCAACGCTACAGAAAGCAGGAAAAGATGAAAGATTACGACAAGTTAAGTTTTAGCACCAAGTATCAAAATGGAGATCGTTCACCTGATATTGTTCGTTTGTGGAATGCGATGAGTAGAAAAGGTATGAAGAAGTATAGAGCAACCAATGAAACACTCACCGCTCGCCTCAAAGATAATGCTCAAACGTTACACGCAAATGCGGTCAAGCGAACAAAGAAGCAGGGTGGATATGTCACCGAAGATACAAAAGAAATCAAAAAGATCAAAGAAATGTATTACGAGGTTTGTAAAATCAATAATATCTTGGGTAAAAAGCAATATTGCCTCGACCACATTGTAGCAATATCAAATGGTGGTGGGCATTGCCTTGACAATCTACAAATCCTCACCATCTCAGAGAACTCCAAGAAATACCATCACACGGATAAACATCTACATCTACAAACACGACCTGTGAACAATGTTTACACAAAGAGATGAGCAAGCAGATACCCAATCCCTTCATCTATGCCACCGATATAGTATGTGGAATCGACTATAGTATACGAACCCCTTGCTTGACGCTGATACGACCGACTGACCTTTACAACACAATCGTCCCGTTCGACCAATGCGAGTTCTACTATATGACACACATTAAACGTGATGTCATCGACCACAAGAATATACACGGAACATTGATGGGGGATTGGGATTCTGATGAAACTCGCTATGAAACAATAGCGGATTGGGCAATAGATGTGCTAAAGAAGAATGGTTGTAAAACCATAGGACTTGAAGATTACGCATATGGAGCAGCAAACAAGAGTGCTTTGACACAGTTGGCAGAGAATCAAGGATTGCTAAAATATAAACTCCACCTCAATGGTATTGATTATGCTAAGTATGCTCCAACAAGTATCAAGAAGTTTGCCACAGGTAATGGACGTAGTGTAAAAGCACAAATGTATGACGCATGGTTGGTAGACACACAAGTTTGCCTACAATCCATTTTCAATCGGTATCCTGATGGCAAGATTAAGAGTCCCGTAAGTGATATTGTAGATTCATATTACATTGCCCTGTCCCAAAGAGTTGATATGTGCCATACCAACTTTCTGTTTATAGAAGGACAAACAAAAGAAAAGGAAAGCAAATGATCAAAGCAATCAATATCAAACAAATCGTAATCGACACATATAAAACCTGTGTTACACTATTTGGAAATGCTGTAATGTTTGGTCTAATAGCATATTGGGTCAGCAAGTTGTTTGTATGAGCATTCCTGAGTTCAACCCAAGGTGGAAAGCAAAGCAGTTCAACTCTAAGAGTGATCAGCAAAGAGCAAAAGGATCACACTTGGGATGGAAATGGTGGAACCTACGAAAACAATATCTTATGTATTTTCCATATTGTGCGAAATGTAAACTATTAGGAACAGAGGTCCACCACATTCAACCACGTTCTACACATCCACAACTGACATATGATTGGCGTAATCTAATGACGCTATGTGGTGAATGCCATAGGAATATACATAATATGGGAAATGGTAGAAATGGTGATGCTGAACATATTTCCTGACAATCCCAATCACGATAAGAATATGGCACACCTGTTTACCACAGATGATGATCCCAATGGTCAGAAGTATGCTTGGTATAAGAATGTGTTTCCTGAGTGGAGTGAGAATGACTTCTTTGCCTACATTGATGCCAAGGTATGTGCTGTGTGTGCCACCGCATTTACCAAGGAACTACCACGCAATGCTTACCACGGTGATCCGTTGTGTCAAAGGTGTATAGACATATGTGATAATGTCATTGACTTAGAGCATCTGATACAGTTAAAAGAATACCTAAAGAAAAGAAAGAACAACGATGGAACAAACAATAAAAGGATGTGATATCCCCTCCACAGGTGACAGAGATTTCTCAATGTATTTTCCGAGTCCCACAGGGTGTAACGGAGGGTCTGAGAGTGAATCTTTGAGTGACGGGGGGGTAAGATTTATGAACTTTTGGGGTCATGGTGTCCCCTCCACAACTTGCTCAAATGTCTGAGTCCGCAGAACCATTCCCACAACCCCCCATACCCCCAACACAAGAAGAACTGCGTGAAAACATCAAGAAGCGCATTCTCTCTTACAATGAGGGGATTATATCGGGTAAGATTCTAGCAAATAAATGGATCTATGCTGCTGCCAAACGGTTTGAAACAGACCTTGAACGCACCGATATTTACTTTGATTGGGATGAAGCACTCAAACTAAATCAACATTTTGAAAGATTATCACTTGTTGGTGAGTGGTCGGGGAAACCTTTTATTCTCCAAGATTGGCAACTTTACACATATTCAAATGTAATGTGTTGGAAATGGACTGAATCTAAGACACGCAGATTCAAGATTGCCATTGTCCAAATCGCCCGTGGAGCAGGAAAGAGTAGCACAGCAGCGGGACTCTGCCTATGGGACATGATCAACGGCATGGGAAAGCGTGTTCACATATTAGCAAACTCAGTAGACCAAGCAGAAATCATTCTGACAACCGCCAAAGTAATGGTTGAACGATTGCCTGAAGATTCCCATGATTTCGTGCTTCACTACTCACAAATCTGCTCACGGGAACGTGATTGCGAGATGACAGCACTACCAGCATTAGAGAAAGCACTTGATGGTAAGACCCTATCGTTTGCTGTAGCAGACGAAGCAAGTGAGTTTCGTGGTAGAACCCTTACCAAACTGATTACAGCATTAGGTAAACGCAAGGAATCAACACTCCTTATTACCACAACTCCTGGATATAATCCTGAGAACCACTACTATGAAATGGTAAGAACTGCTGAAAGCATACTATCAGGTGAAGTATCTGATGACACTTTCTATGCCATGCTTTATGGTTTAGATAAAGAAGATGCTCTTGAAGATGAAACCATGTGGATCAAGGCAAATCCTGGAATCTTATATGGTCAACCCGACGTTCTATCGCTCAGACGCTCATGGAACACAATGAAGCAGTCTCCAATGGGTCGTAGCGAGTTTTGTCGCTATCATGCTTCTCGCATGGATGAGAATAATGGTGGTTGGTTGGATATGTCTGATTGGGAAAATAGGATTGATAAGAGCATTACAGAAGAGTTTCTTGCCAATCGACCTTGCTATGGTGGACTTGACCTATCAAAATCATGCGATATGACAGCATTGGTATTGGCATTTCCACTTGATGATGGACGAATCTTTCTCAAAGGAAGATATTGGTTTCCAAAAGATGGATTGGCACAACGAGAACTTGATTACCGAATGCCATGCCGAACATGGGCAGCAGAAGGTAAACTTGAACTTTCAGCAGGCAGAGAGATTGATTATGAACAAATCCGAGTTGCTATCAATGAGGCAAGAAATAACTACGACCTCAAGACACTCGGATATGACGCATGGGGCAGCAAATACTTGGCGGAAAACCTACAAGCAGATGGAGTTCCACTCCAAACATACAGAATGTCCGCAACAACATTTGCTCCAGGGTGTCAGTTGTTTCAAAATCATTGGTTGGGAAAGAAGTTAGTGTTTGGTGATGATCCCGTAATGCGTAGAGCGTGTGCTGAAGCACAAGCAAAACGAGACATCAATGGTAATATACGACCCGTAAAACCAAGAGAACACGCAATCATTGACCCACTTGTTGCGGGTATTATTGCTCTTCACGTTTACGGAGGTAAATCAGCAAGCATTTATGAACAAGAGGCAGATACAATAATGGAGCAGAATAAATGGGCATAATCAGCAATATTACACAATCTGTTCGTGGGTGGTTTGGATACCCCACGGGATATTATCCACTTGTTCCTACTCCATTTGAAGTGTTTACCAACTCAGAAGTCATTCCATTCATTGGTCCTGCGTCTGCTCTACACTTTACCCCAGTCTATCGTGCTGTGAATCTAATCTCAAATGATATTGCTCGCACTCCCGCTGAGTTTCTATCACCAAATCTAGAGCGTATTTGGGAACGACCAAATCGCTATCAAAGCGGATATGACTTCATTCGTCAAATGACACAGCAAGCATTGCTTTATGGTAATGCTTTTGCGCTTATAAATAGAAAAAGAAATGGTGAGATTTATGAACTTGTTCCACTTGCCATTGGATCTGTTACTCTTGATGTTACAAGTCCAACACCTGTCTACAAAACAACAGACTACGGTGCGCTAGATCCTGAAAATATTCTACACATCAAAGCAAATCCAATCGAAGGTCTGTGGGCAAACTCACCGATTCAGTTGTGTAAGACAGCAATCATCATTGGACTCAATCAAGAGAACAATGTTCAAAAGAATGCTGAAGCGGGTGGATTGCCAAACATGGCATTTATTCATCCAACACAACTCAACCAAGCAGCAAGACAAGCAATCGTTCATGAATATCTCAAGAATCATAGTGGTAAGAACTCAGGTAAACCAATAGTTCTATCTGAAAATATGCGTATTGAGAAGTTGAGTAGCACTTCTGTTGCTGCTGACCTTGAACAAGCACGAAAATACTCAATCGCTGACGTTTCACGCATTTATGGTGTGCCAACTGCTTATCTTGGTGAAACAAGTGGCAATGTGTATGGTTCACTTGAGTGGATGGGTAGAGCATACGTTGATTCGTGTCTTTCACATTGGTTTGAAGCGTGGAAGAGTGAACTTATGCTCAAGTTGGGTGAAGAACCCCTGTTTGACACCGATTTCCTCATCAAACCATCCCTTGCCGAGACATTCGCAGCACTCAGAACGGGTGTAGAAGCGTCTATTATTACACGAAATGAAGCAAGAGCAATGATTGATTATGATCCTGTAGACGGTGGAGATGAGTTTATCGTCGCTAAAAACATGGGTCAAGGAGGCGGTCAAACCAATATTGGAACCGATACAAGCGCAGGAGTAGCAAATGGAAACCCGCAAATCTGATGAAAGTATACATAATAATGGTAAAACTCTAAGTGGATATGCGATTTTGTTTGATACAGAATCTCGCACACTCCATGAACATGGTAGAACATTTAGAGAGACAATCAAGCGTGGTGCTTTTGACATCAATCCTACAGAAGAACACGATGTCAAACTTTACTTCAACCATGACACCTCAATGCCTCTTGCTCGTCAGCGAAATGGTTCGCTAAGACTGTTTGAGGATTCAAAAGGTATCAGATTTGAAGCAGATTTGCCTGATACAACGCTTGCTAATGACATTCGTGAACTTATGAACAAGGGAACCTTGTCAGGTGAGATGTCTTTTGGATTTTCAGTCAGAAAAGACAAATGGGAAGGAACAAACAAAAGAACGGTAGAGGAAGGAATACTATACGAGGTAAGCGTTGTGACCGATGCCGCTTATCCCGCCACATCATCCAAACTTCGGTCAATCTTGTCAGAAATCAATAACAAGCGGTTGAAACTATACCGCAGGAGACTAAAATAATGGAAGACCTTATTCTAAAGCGCAACCAACTCACAACCGAGTTGCGTAACACAATCGACAAGTGGGAAGTCGAAACCAAAAACCACGCAAACAACTTCGACGCTGACGCTAACGGACTCTACAAGGAGCGTTGCGCTAAGATCGAAGCAGATCTT